GAGATACACGTATTCCATGACGTGTTTGATGGCGTATCTATATCTCACCATCACAAACTACTTGATAAGATAAAAGTCTTTAATATGCGTATGAACAGTCTGTCGTGGGAGTTAAAACACACTGCCGCACACATAGTCCAGACAGGCGGTAAAGAGAATTGGATAGTAGATAGCAATCACGATAGGCACATTGAGCGTTACTTGAATGAAGGCAGACATCTTAAAGAGCCGCACAATGCAGCGATAGGTTCAGAGTTACTTGCTGAGATATCCTATAAAAATAAATCAGCATTAGAATGTGCGTTTCAAAAATACATACCGGGCTGTTACAAGTTTATAAATGCAAACAAACGTGCAAATATAAAAGGCATAGACGTATCGCAGCATGGCGACAGAGGTGCTAATGGCTCAAGAGGCAGTATTAAAGGCTTTGCTAACGCAATGTATAAAACTGTAATAGGCCACAGCCATTCACCTGGTATTAGTGGCGGTGCGTGGCAGACAGGCGTATCTACCTTGAAGCAGCCTTACAAAGTCGGTCTGTCTACATGGGCCTGTGCTGATGTAATCATAAATGCCAATGGCAAACGATCAATGTATTTTTATATAAATGGCAAAAGCCTAGCTGACGTTATTTGATTTTATTTACACCGGGTTTGCCGTCATGATATCTGTGCAGCATATCAAGCATTTGATTATGTATATTTCTAATCTGCAATGACTTAGCCCATAAATCTCTAAAATTACCTTCTGGATAATCAACGCCATCATGTTTAGAGTTTACATATTCTGGCTCATCAAAAAACAATGTGTGCTGCCTCCATTGTTCATGCAAAAGTACAACTTCTCTAAATAAACGCCAATATTTGTCGTCAAAATCTTCTTTATATTTAGGCATTATGTATCAAGCCTAGTTGTTTGCAAATTTCTGTCGTCAATCACAGAGTCATTTAACATAGCATCTCGCAACACAACTAGCCCAGCTATAGCTTTAGTTATATGTGACAAGCCTGATTCTTGATCAATATCCTCACCATCATACCACGCTAAAAGATGACGCAGTGTGCTGCTATAGTAATCGCTATAGTGCAAACGCTCAAATCGCCAATTGTACGTGCCATACTTGTCAGCACCTTCAGACAATGAGTCAGCTATTTCATTTAAAACTTGCACAGGCGTATGCTGATATTGACGTTTTTTTAGCCCAGCAATTCTTTTATAATTCTTCATTTTGCTTAACTTCCTCAACATTGATGCCCCATTTAGCACACTGCGCTATAATTAACTCACATAGCTCAGAGTGCTGTTGTACTGACATGGTAGATGTACGCGGATTGAGTGGTAGCATACCGCCATCTAGGTCTGGCATAAACTGTGTTTTAAATAAACTAGAGGCAAATACTTGCTTCCAATCTTCTGTGCTATATTTGCCGCCTGTGTTGCTTATTTGCCACGCATTGCCATTCCAACGTACCTGACTGCTAACTATCGTTAATAAGGCCCACATAAGCGAGTTTTGGTCTGTGCTACGTTTATTGCGCTTAAATGTAACAAACGTGCCAGCTGGCGCTAAATCAATCAGACGCTTACATTCAAGCTTATCTTTGTCTTTGGTTATATGTATAGTGTGCTGCCCCATTAAAACGGAATCTCATCATCTAAGCCGGGTACTACATTTCTATTATAACCTGATACATCTAAACGTGGTTTATCTGCATTAGCGTTGCTACCATCTAGCAATACTAATGTGCCGCCATAGCCTTTCAAAACAACTTCAGTAATATACTTGTCATTGCCAGAGTTGTCAGTCCATTTACGTGTTTGTAGCCTACCCTCAATATAAAGCTTAACACCTTTTTTAACATAGCGCTCTATCACAGATACAAGACCCTCTGAAAAGACACTTATTTTAGTCCATTCGGTTTTGCTTACATATTCTTGTGTTTTTTTATCACGCCATTTTTCTGTAGTGGCTAATGAAAAGTTAGCAACTTTGCCCCCATTATTAAATGTTTTAATTTCTGGATCACTACCAACATTACCAACTAAAATAACTTTATTTACACTAGACATTTTTACTCACTTTCATTTTGTTTAGTTTTTCGATTAATTCATTTATCTCAGTGTTTGCTTTAAGCATTTCTGATAATAATTCTTCTTGATACTCTTTATCTGCTTCAACTCTGCAAACTGCCATTTTTAGTCCATCTGGAAATCTAGGGTCATAGCCAACTACGTCAACATATTGTCTGCCTGTAACTAACAGCTGCATTTGTAGCTGAACGCGGTACTCTTTTGCGTGCGCATCTTTCTCTAAATATGAAACCATTTTTGCCATAGAAAAAGGGCATTTGATTTCAACTAAACCATCATCATCAATAAGGCCATCAGGACTGCAAGTAATAAAGCTATATTCTGGTTCCGGGTGGATAACCATACCAACTTCACTAACAGAAACATCGCGCTCAAAAGAGTAATAATCTCTCGCTTCTGACTCTAAAATTGTGCCACGTTTCATTGCTTCACTGCTAAACGTTGGCTCGCAAACACCATTCATGCGTTCTAAGGCTAATTGTGTTATCATATTAGCTCGACTGCTACTGTAGCCTGATTTGGTTTTAGCTACTAAAGCTTTAACGCGCGAAGCTGTTAATTTACCTGCACGCGCCGCAAACCAAGCATCTGAGCCTTGCTCTACATCTATTATATTCATTACTGTGCCTCCGCTTTTTCTGCGGCTACAATAGCGGCTTTTTGCTCAGACCAAGCTTTTTTAAGTGTAGCTAAGTCTGCATTATTACACTTTAGTTTTCGTATTTTTTTAGCAACAGATTTTAAGTCATCATCTTGCATAGATTCTGATATCTCTATAAGCAATGGCTCTAAATCTATTGACTTTATATGTTTAGCTTGTGACGCGACATTACCATCATCATCTTCTTGTGACATATTTAGTGCGCCAGCTAACCCGCCGCGACGGCAATAAGTCATTGTGGACATAAGTACATGTATATCTGCATTTTTTACATCTGATTCAAAATATGTTTCATACCATTCCCCAGATGTGTGCAATATTCTGGTGCTTAGTACCATAGTGCGACGCTCAGTAATACCGCCTTGATTTTGAATTATTGTCATATCGTTTTCTGCTAGATGCGGCCTTGCGGCTTCGATTAGTGAGCTAATAGTTGTGTATTTCGATTTGAAATGCGGGTTGCTGCCATCTTTACTTGCTGGCTGTATAGAATTTATAGCCTTAACAAGTGCTGGTGCAATTTTAGCTGTGCTTGTAGAATGTTGTATCGGTAAGTGTTGTATAGTCACGTTTTCCTCCATTTTTAAACTGTGATGACTTAGCCATAAAGTAATACGCAAAGCTTTGCAATAGTTAATCTGTTATTATTTTTACTAGACATTGTAAAAAATATACTTATAGAATAGTGCTATGTACTTTAAAAAAGGAGTTTGATATGAAACATACTGTACAATCTATTATAGATAAATCAGGCGGCAAAGATGCTGTTTGCGAGATAATACCAAGTTTAAAACCTGATACACTGCGCAGCTGGAAGCGAATAGGCATCCCGGAGAAATATTGGGATAGACTTATTGATATGCACAAAACACGATTAACTGTTAATGATCTGCACAAGTTAAATACTTTTGTGCGTGGTGGTTGGTCATGAAAATACAGAAATACAATAAGAATGGGGTAGAGTCTTTCTACACAGAGCATCCGTATTTCAAAAGGATGATGCTGCACCGGGCAAAGCGCAGAAAAGATACGAGATCACAACATCACTGGCAGAAACTTGTGAATCAAGAAACAACAGATGCACTTAGGAGATTGTTAGATGAGGTTTAGTGATTGTGATGATTACGTCAAATATCGCACAATACCGAATTATTTGTATGCCAAAATTGCATTAGAGCAATGCGGCAAGTGTGGCTGTGGATGTGGGAGGGACTTAGAATTTAAACAGCGGAGTATAAGAATTGAGCATATTATGCAAAGAGCCTTTGGCGGCAAACATGAGGAAGGTAACATAGCGCTCTGGTGTCTTAAGCCTTGCGCTCTTGCTAAAGATAGGAGAGATGCGGCTAACCGCAAAAAAGTCAGAAGCCTAACAAAGTCTACAAAAAAAAGTCAGAAACCTAAGAAAAAAATACAAGGTCGTACAAAAATACAATCGCGTGGATTTGGCGA